TCTTGGCCGCCTCCATGCGCGCGGCGCTCTCCTTCTCGACCATCGCGAGCCTGTCCTTCTCCTCCTCGGCGATGTTCTGCTTGTGGAGATACAGACGGTACTCGTACTGCTGGCGGATGACCTGCTCCGCGTCTTCGATGGTCGCGCGCGCCGCGTCCTCCTCCTCGCGTCCGAGGCTTCCGAACAGCGCGGCCTGCATCGCGGGGTCTTCGTAGAGTTCCCTGCGCGCCTTGGCGACGGCGTCCTCCATCTCCAGACGGAGCGCCTCCTCCTCGTTGCCAGCCTTGCGCGCGGCGTCGACCTGCACCTTGAGGTTGAAGTCGGCGACCTCCTGATCCCGCTTGATCTGGCGGTTGCGGAGCTGGCCCATCATCTCAAACTCCGCGTCCTGCTTTGCCTTCAGCCGCGCCTGATCCTCCTTCGCCACGGCGGCCGCTGCGGCCTTGCGCTTGCGCTCGGATTCCTCAAACGCCTTCTCTTCCTGCTCGCGGTCGTAGGCGAATGCGAGGTCGATCCCCCGCTGCATCCGCGCTTCCAAAGAGCTGATCGTGCCGAACGCTCCGTCCGCGAGGTTCTCTCCGATCGCCTTGCCGAGGTCGTATGCCGCTCCGATGACAGGAAGGTTTCGGACGAGTTCCTCGACCGCCGCTCCGAGGGTCTTGTCCCCGCGGATTGCCGCGGACATCGACCGCATGACGTTGTCGGCCATGCCGAGGCCAAGCACGCTACCGAGCATCTTTCCGGCCTTCTGCTCGCTGAACTCGTCGCGCAGCTTGTTGCGCAATAACTCGCCCGTGCTGGTCGCCGTCGCGGCCGCGCTCTGCTTGACAGCCGTCATCGTGGCGTTGAACTGCGCCATCGACGCCGTCACCGCGATGTTGATCTCTCCTGCGTTCATCGTGCCCTCTCGACGTGACGTCTCATCCAGTCGTGTCTATCGGCGGTTCCGTCGCTGCCGTTCGCAGCGAGACGGAGGTGCTCCTCGAACTCGCCGCAGGTCAGGTCGAGCGGGTTGCCGAGTCCGGGCGCGGCGCGCGCGATCAGGTGCGCCAGCGCCATCCAGTCGCGCGGCGCTTCCGGAAGCGCCGCGCCTACAGAGGGTTTGCCGCCGCGGCGGCCTCCCTGTACCTGTCGACGTCGACTCCGAGCGCGGCGATCGCGTGCATGGACGCCTCGGAAATCTCGACGGCTGCGAGGAACGCCTCGGCGTCGTCGCAGCACGCCGCGAGGACCATCGCGGCACCAGACAGGTTGAAGCAATGGAGGACCAGCGAAGATGCGCGCCGCGCCGCCTCGCGCGCGTCCTGCGCCACCTGCATCGCCTCCCTGTGCGGCATCCCCACCGCCTTCGCGTCGCGCAGGATTTCCGCGGCCTTGTCCTCCGTCAGCTGCTCCGAAAGCGCGATCCTCTCGCGCACGGTCAGCGGGCGAAGCGTGAAGGACCGATCACCAGCGTTCACCACCCACGGGGCCACACGGATCATCCCTGTCTCCTTCTCTTGAGAAACTCGGCAAAGGAATCGTCAGGCGCGACGACGCGCCTGTCGGACACGCGGCGGATCGACCACGAATCGACGTCGGCCATGCGCGCTTGCTCGGCCGCCAGCGCGTAGCCGACCGCCTGCTCCTCCGTGACGGTCCCCGGCGTGATGCGCCGCGTGCGTACGCGGCCGTCCAAGTAGGTGATGGACACCATCCAGTCCGAATCGGATGGGACAAAGGCATTCGCGATCTGTCCTAGATGTGGGATCATGCTCAGACGAGCCAGGTCACGACAGGCGCAGCGCCGTCCGCGTTCGCGAAGTTGCAGGTGACGGTCGAGTCCGCGGTCTTGTCGACGTTGAACGCGAATCCGTTGAAGATGCAGTTGGCCGCGATGCGCGCGTCGTTCGTCGAGTCGAAGATCGTGAGCGTGAGCGCCTGCGTCGCGGTGTTCATCCAGATCATCGAGGTGAGCGCGGTCGTGGTCGACGCGGTCGAGTCGACGGCGGGGACGCCGGACAGCGAACCCGTCAGGTCGAGCATTCCGAGCCGCTTGCGGCGACCAGTGTCGGAGAAGCCAGTCAGCTCGCTCTCGACCCGGGAAAGGTTAGCCGCGAACGACCGCACCCGGAAAACGCTTCCGCTCGCTGGCATGGTCACGTTGCCGTCGTTTCCGATCACGAATGTGTCAATCGCCATGGTGTGTTCCTATCAGGTGTCGAAGGCGGTGAGCCTGTACGTCTCTGTCATCGTCCACGCGTCGTCCTCGAATGACGGCACGCCGCCCCCGGTCTTGACCGCGGACACGCGGTCGAAGCCCGTCGCGCTCATGGTGGTCGAGAGCGCCGTCTCGATGTCCGCGGCGACCGTCCAGATGTCCGTCGTGCCCGCGTTCGCGTACGCGATCACGAACTCGACCGTCATGTCGTACCGCTTCAGCGTGCCGAACATCGGCGTCACCACGGTCGAGGTGGCCGAGTAGACCATCAGCGGCAGCGCCGCGTTCGACGGCCCCTCGTCGAGGTACATCCTGCCGCCGAGACGGTTGACCAGCACGGTCGTCGCGTGCAGCCTCGTCTTGAGCGCGTCCATGATTGCCTTGGCCATCAGGCTTTCTCCGCGAAGGTTCGTTGCACCCACAGCTTGACGATGCGAAGCGCCTGCGCGCCGACCGCCGCCACGGCTGGCCTGACGTACGGGCGCTGCGACAGGCCGCGCCGCCTGCTGCCGAACTCAAGCGCGCGCGCGTACTTGAGGTTCGACCCGTAGGTGAACCACATCCTGTTCGGCGCGATGTCGTAGGTCAGGACGGCGAACTCCTGCGTCGTGCTCTCGGACTTCTTGCCGAGCGGTGCGCGCACGCGGAACTTCTGGTCGGCGTTGCCAGCGATCGCCCACGACTGCCGCAGCCGTCCCGTATTGACGGCGGGCGGCTGGCCCGGCGACGAGGCCCGATGGAACCCGCGCGCGCGCAGGTTGCGGCCGCGCGCGCTGCCGCGCGAGACGCGGTACAGGCGGCCCGTGCCCGGCTTCGACAGCGTCGACCGCAGGAAGCGAGACAACTGGAGCTGCACGCCGAGCAGCCCGTTCGCGACGCCGCGGCGCATCGTCTCGCTGATCTTCTTCTCGTCTATGCGGACTGGGTCGGTCACAGCGTCACCCCCGGCTCCACCTCGACCGCGTCAACGACGGTCATCGTCAGGTGCGACGCGGACTGCGCGGGCGACGTCTCGCCCGGGTTCGACGCACCCGTGACGCGCCAGTTCCGCACCGTCCCCGTGAAGCCGTCCCGCAGTTCGTCGTCTATGCGGACGTCGACCAGCCCCGACAGGTAGATCGTGCAGGACGTGCGCCCGCTCATCCTGCCTTGGAACACGTCGGAAGACTGCGCGCCCGGCTGCACGAACGCGCGGACCTCCGACTGGCGCGCGTAGGTGCGCGTCGTCTGGCCGTCCGTACCGAGTCCGATCGTCGGACGGTACAGGTACAGCGTCAGCCCGAATCGGTTGACCAGCGCCTCGATGCTCATCGAATCCTCTTGTAGGGTCCGAGCAGCGATTCGATCTCCTTCGCCACCTCGTCGCCAGCGCGAAGCGAGTACGAGTACCCGCCGAGCGACTCGCTCGATACGCTCGCGTCCCGCGTTCGGTCGCGGAAGAACTTCCCGACCACCATCAGCGTCGCCTGCTCGACGTCGGCAGGGATCGTCTCGTAGCCGCCGCGGTAGTCGACAAGCACCGATCGGTACGACCGCATCGTCTGGCCGTAGACGATCCCGCTCTCCTCATCCAGTCCGTAGTCCGTGAAGAAGTCGGTGAACCCGTCGAGCAGGAACGCGCCCTGTCGGACGTCGCGCCCGGCCACGCGCGCGAGATAGCGGCTCGGCGCGTTCTTCACGGTCGACCCTGCGAATCCCGCGACGAGGCTGACCTGCGCCGCCAGTTCCGTGATCGCGTCGTAGGTGTCGAGCGAGAGCGCCGTGCGCGTCTCGACTCCCGCGCTCGTCCTGCGCGTCAACTGGAGCTCCCCGTTCGCGACCGACACCGCTGCGAGCGTGTCCGTCCCGTCCGTCGAGGACACGGACAGAACGCTTTCCTTGGTCACCGAGCAGAAGTAGACCGCCTGCACTGGCGGGTTCTTGAGAACGATCCTGTCCGCGCCGCCGTCGCGGAACTCGTAGTAGCGCGAAGCCTTGAACGTCCGGCCGCAGTGGCGGTCGACCCACGCGCTCGCGCGGTCGATGCACTGCTCGAGGATCGCGTCCGACGCCGCGCCCGTGATGCCGAGGAACGACTTCGCGTCAGGAAGCGTCGTGTGTGCCGTCGCGGATACCGCCATCGTGTCTCCTTCCCCTCTTCTTCGGCCTGACGCTCGGCGTGGTGGAATCCACGAACAGCGGCGCAGGCTCGGCCGCGCGCATCGCCAGCCCGCGAGATACGAGCATCTGCGCGACCGTCTCCGTCGCGCTCACCACCGCGCCCGGGCGAAGCACGCGCCGCCCGACGCTCGGATCGGGCACCGCGCAGTTCTTGAGGACGATCAGAAGTTCTTGCATTCGGCTGGCCTCCCGTCGTCCTGGTACTTGGTGACGTACTGGTGGATCGTCCGCAGGTCTTCGCCCGGCCACGTCACGATCAACTGAAGATGGCCGATGCGGACGCGCGGCGTGACGCACAGGCGATTGCCCGACTCGGCGAACCGCTTCCAGAAGTAGATGTCATCGTCGGTCTTCTCGCCCGTCCAGCCACCCTCCGCGTTCGGGACGCCAAGGAACCAAGGCTTGGCCATCCGTCGCAGCGCGTCGGTGCGGATGAACGTGAGGCCGAAGTGCCCCGTCTCGCATGGGATCACCTGCCTGCGGAACTCCGTTGCCTCCACCCGCGTCATCCTCTTCCCGTCGCCGTCGACCATCGACAGAAGGCAGTGCTCGCGGTCGCGGCCGATCTGGAGCGGGAACAGCGCGTCCACGTCGGGATTCTGCTCCATGATCTGCCACATACGGACGATGTCCTCCGCGTCGAAGATCGAGTCGTAGTCGATCGTCAGGATGTACTTGCGCTTGTCGTCGGCGCAAATCTGCTCCATCATGCGCTGGAGCACCTGCCCCCAGAACACGCCAACGCCCTTCACGAAGTCGATGCCGAGCTTGGCGCACGCGAGGTGCGTCGCGCCCATCGTGTCGGTCCACGCGATGCGCGGCATGGACATGAGCGCCTGAACCTCGGTCATCGGTAACTTGGGGATCGGAGTCTTGACGCGGCGCGCAACGACGCGCAGCCAGTCGCCGTCCTCCCAGCGCGTCCCGTTGACGCCGCCCGCGATCTCCCACCCGGCGAGGCTCAAGACCTTCGCGAGCTTCTCGCGGTTCCAAATGGAGCGGTACTTGCCGCGCGCGAGGCAGATTTCCTCGACGCTCCCCGTCCCATCCTCGTAAGCCTTGACCGCCGCGTCGAAGTTCGGCACGTCGAAACGCGCCTCATCTCCATCCACCGACCGCGCCGCCGCGACCTCCTCGCCACTGACGGCCATCGCCAGAATATCGTTCGCATCCTTCATGGGTTCGCCTCCTGCCGTATGTATCGGCAGCAGCAGAATAGCGGCCCTGCGCGATCGCGCGCGCAAGGCCGCCGGATGCGAAATGCCTTGGCGTCAGACCTGCGCGACGAATGCAGCGCCGATCTCGGACGCGGTCGTGCAGCCGTCCGCGGGGAGGCTGAGTTCCGCCATGATGATCGCC